TGCTATCTGTTCGTCTATTGTAAGTTTCTTCTTCATTGTAAAACACTACCTTATTTTTCATTGATTATGAATACTCATCTAAAAATAGCATACCAATGAATTATACATTTTTCAACAATTGTTTTCATTTTCCCGTATAACTTGTACCTATCTTTATTACTTCCATACACATCTCTATCACTTTCTGGCTTGCGGTCTCCAGAATAAAAATCATGCCTATAGCTTCTTAATATTAAAATGCAAACTTTCTATTAAAAATTAGTCTTTTCATGCTTTAAACATATCAGGAAAAGGCTAATAATTCAACACACATCAGAACCTATCCATATCCTCCTGCGTAGCCACCACCGCATATTTATGCTCATCATTGCGGCTCTCCACATACATATCGTTCACCATCCCGATGGTCAGCAGATCCAGATCCCGGATGGAGAGCCCCAGCTGTACACACCGCAGGAGGAACAGGGGCGTTGTCATTTCCCGGTCAGTCGGGCGAAGTTTTTTTTAGCCTGCACATCTGTCTGGGTGTTCAGCCCCCACAGTTCAATAATCTGGGGCAGTACCTGATAGATAGAGAAAGTGTTAAAGCTGTCCAGCCATTCCTCCGGCGTATCCGGGATGGAAGGATCCGCATGCTTCGCCATCACATAGGCGATATTCTCAAACATCTCCAAAGAGAACAGATCCAGATTGGAATTCTCCGGATCATTCTTGTCGATCCCCTTTTCCAGATCCCGCAGGTCTTTGTAGATATCCCGGTGAAACCGCATCCGGTAAATCCGGGGAATGGCGGCGGAAGCCTTAAAAGCGACCTCCTGCCCATCAATCATGATATTTTTCTTCATGCTCATAATGTCTCCCCTCCGATTTCATCCTCTTCCATTTCCTGCAGGCCGGACTGCTGTACCCCAGATGCCTCCGGATCAGCTACCGTCGGCATATACACGGAAGAATACCACCCTGTATAAACCGTATCCGTGGTGCTGTCCCCGGTACGGGCCTTCACATACCCATTGGCCAGGGGCGCCGCCGTGATGGCCAGCGTTTCCGTCTGTACCTCGATCTCCTCCTCATTGGTCGCGGACTCGATATTCGGCCTTGCCGCCGAGCAGTTATACAGCACATGGCGGATCTTCTTCACATCCCCGTCAAACTCAAAAAGCAGGGCGAAGTTCGCCGTCTCCACATTGGCGCTCTCCACCAGCACGCTGTTGTCATCCAGGGATTCCTTCAGCACATCCGTCCGGAAGCTCTCCGGCACCATGGCCAGTTCCAGATCCCCTTCATAGCCCATGTTGTTAGAGATCGTATAATAAGCGTACCCATCCGCGTAAAAATTGGACGGCTCGCCGTTTGGCTCCAGGGACAGGGATACCGCGCCCGGCATAGCCACCGGCGTCCCGAAGGTCACCTCCCCTTCTTCACTTACTGTAATCAGCGCGTAATGCACATTGCAGATATTGAATTTTACTTTATTCTTCTTATTCGGCATTTACATTCCCTCCATATCAAAAGAGTACAGAACCTCGTACAGCTTTTCACTGTCAATCCAAGTTTCCGTCTTATTATAAAAAATCTCCGCCGCATCAAGCGCATCCTCTATTTTCTGCTCCGAAGCAAGGTCTTTGAAATCCGTATACAGTTCCACCCGCACCTCGCTGATCCGGTAATAAACCTTTCCATCCGCGGAAAAGTTATCGCTCCCCGGCAGCAGGTAGCAAAGGAACGGCGGATCCGGCACTTCCCCTTCCGCAAAATGGTCATAAGCATAGGGGAAGCCGATGCTTTTCAAAATATCCAGAAGTTTATCCATCCCTCAGGCTCCTTTCAATTTCTTCTTCCAGCTGCCGGATTCCCTTTTCCTCCGCCGGGGCGATATGGGCTTTGCCCTCCACCCGTCCGCCGTTCCGCTTCGCGTGGCCGTACTCCAGCAGATGGGCCAGCTGGTAGCGGTTTTTGGAATGGACCGTCAGCGTCAGGCTGCTGGATGTCTCTTTTGTCTTTTTCACCGCCCAGCTTTTGGCATAGTCCCCGGTATCCTTCGGAGCATTGGCACGGATCTCCTTCCTTACCGTCTCCCCGGCATCCCGGACCGCCTGCTTCACATCCTCCGCAGCCAGATCCGCGTATTCCTTCAAAGTCTCCATGACGGCGTCCGCCAGTTCCCCGATCTGTACCGTCTGTCCCATGGTCACCGCCTCGCTTTCTCGCACCGGAACTTCAGCGCTTTCTTCTTATAGTTCATGTGGTCCACAGCCGCGATGTTGTAGATTTCCCCTTGAAACAGGATGCGGAAACCGTCCGCCGTCACCTCCGCTGCCCGTTTGCAGAAACGGACGGTAAAAGCAATGTCGGATTCCGCCACCGTCAATCCGGCAGCAGCCTTTTCCTGCCCGCCCTCCCCGCTGACCGTGGCATGGCAGGTGTAATAATCCTCCCAGACATTCTTCCGATTCCCGATATCGTCCGCAACAACGGAGTTTTTCTGGAAAGTCACTTTCACATTCAGAAGAGTGATCTCCATCAGAACGCCTCCTTCCGGCTGCCGAAGAGCAGGGCGCGGAGCGTCAGGTTCAGGGCATGGTGGTCAGCTTCCTCCCGGTGTTCATACAGATAGGCCACCGTATACATCACCGCCGTTTTTCCATTCTCCGCTTCCTGCAGGCCGCTTTCCTCATCTGTCCGCAGGATGTCCATGCACATCCGCTCCGCAGATGCCAAAAGCGTGGTGATCAGCCCATCGTCCTCATCGTCATCCACCCGGAGGTAATTCTTCATTTCTTCCAGCGTCACCAGCATCCCGCCTGCCCTCCTTCCTTACCGGCGGCGCCCCACGCCTGGGGACGCCGCCCGATTTCTCACATCAATCCATCAGGCGCTGGCCTTCTGCGTTAGCACCTTCACCGCCTCGGACAGCACCAGCTTCCCATCCACCCTCTGGGATCCAAGGAAGCCCACCTGGCCGTTGGCGGCGTACAGTTCGTTCAGCCGCTTGAAGGAACGTCCCTGCCGGTCCGCAATCCAGTAATAGCTGAAATCGCCGAAGGCAATAGTCTTCGCTCCCGCCGCGATCACCGGCATATAGGCGGAGGTCTTCACCGGCCTGCCAAGGAGCGTATCCGGCGTTCCGGCCATAAGGGACGGCTGCCACAGGTACTGTCCGGTGGAATCCTTCAGCTTGCGCACCGCCTTGATGGTGGAATCGTTCAACACCCACACGGCTTTCTTCCGGTAAGGGGATTTCAGGGAATAGAACAGATCCATCAGTTCATCCGCCGTAATGGCTGTAGAGGACGCCGCCGTCACCCCAGTCTCCGCACCGCCGGTAGCTGCCAGCACACCCAGAGGCTTCCCGGAGCCGTCCCCGGTAAAGAACGCCTCTTCCTCCTTCGCCCCGATCCTTCTTGCAAACTCCTTTGCGATATAGGATTCCAGGTCAAAGACGCTGTCATTGAGAAGTTCCTCTGATACCTTGATCATGGTACCTACCTTATAAGCCCCGATAGATACCTGGCCGAAGGAATCATCACTCTCCGTATAGGCCCCTTCCTCATCAATCCAAGAGGCAGTCCCCTTTGTTGCCACCACCGGGATCTTCCGGTCGCCGCTGGAAGTACGGATCACGTTTGCCAACTGGCGGAACACATTTTCCTCTTCCAGGGCTTCCACCAGGGTGCGTTCATACTCATCAGGCACCAGATACCCGCCCTCGGAATCCGTTCCCTCTTCCAGGGCGTTAACCACGCCGGGAAGCGGCACCTTGGAGCGCATGGCGTTCCAGAAGTTCGTCCTGTATTCCTCCGAAACGCGTCCGGTCTTTTCTTTCCCTGCGCCGCCGGATGCCGGGCGCCCGGTCAGGGGCCTGTTCACCGGCTGGGACAGTTCCCTCTCAAAGGCTTCCTGCCGCTCCATCCGGGCAATCTCTTTCCCAAGGTCCGTGATCTCCTGTTCCATACGAGTATAGGCAGCGTCATCCTCCGCAGACAGCACGCCTTTTTCATTCCTGTGGGAATCCAAGAAAGCCTTCGCCGCCTCCCACGCCTTCGCCCTCTTTTCTCTCAGTTCTAAAATCGTCATCGTCATGTCCTCCTCTAATTCTTCAATAAATTCAGCCGCTCATAGAGACTGTCTACGCTGCGGCCTAAAGGTTCGATTTTCGTTTTTGTCCTGCACTTTGCCGCGATTTTATCCATTAAGGAATTGACTGCGGCGGTTTCGGAATAGAGCATGGATACCGCAGGCGGCTCCATGTCATCCGGAACTTCAGAACGTTTCAGGATCCCATCGGCAAATCCCAGTTCCACTGCTTTCCCGGCGTCCATCCAGGTTTCCGCGTCCATCATGTGGGACAGCTTTGTCCGGGACAGGCCGGTCTTGATCTCATAGGCGTTGATGATGGAATCTTTCACGCTTTCCAGCATCTCAATGGCCTTCTGCATTTCTCCGGAATCCCCCCAGGCAATAGTCGCCGGGTTATGGATCATCAGCATCCCCACCGGCGAGATCAGTACCTGCGTTCCTGCCATAGCGATCACGCTTGCCGCGGATGCCGCGATCCCATCGATCTTTACTGTGACATTTTCCTTATAATCCATCAGCATGTTGTAGATCTGGGCAGCGGCCACGCAGTCCCCTCCGGGGCTGTTGATCCACACTGTGATATCGCCGCTCCCTGCCATCAGCTCCTCCTTAAAAAGAGCCGGCGTGACTTCATCGTCATACCAGCTCTCTTCCGCGATGGTGCCATTCAGGAACAGTACCCTCTCAATCCTCTCCTCACCGGAATCCTGATCCCGGATCTTTCTGCTTTTCCAGTTCCAAAATTTCTTCATCGGATCTCTTCTCCTTTCCCCTCAAAATCATCTGTCCCTGCAGGCATCCCCTGCTGACCTGTTCCAAACAGCCCGGCGTCCGCAAGCTTCGTCATGTTCCCGTTGATCAGGTACAGATCCCCGCCCTGCTCCGCCGGGATCCGATCCAGGTTTTCCAGTTCCCGGATATCATTGGCGCTCATCCAGCCGTTCTGCCTTGCCGTGGCATATCCGTTCATCCGGCTCTGGTAGTCCCCTCTGAGCAGTCCGTCCACATTGAACTTGATGAAATACTTTGATTTCTCTTCCCTGGACAGCAGCGAGCGCACCATGGACTGTTCCCACCGGGACACCCAGGGATCCAGGGTATATTTTACGAATTCCAGGGACTGCTGCTCGATGTTGTTGAAAGACGACTTTTCC